TCGTTAGAAGTATCCAAATATCTACCAACGAATGAATCTCTAAACGGGAAAGTTAAACCATATGTTATTCCATTTGCCATATCTAATAAATATAAGGTTAAGAATTTTTGATTAAATAGATATAAAATAAAAAATCACGACTTTTGCCGTGATTTTTTTAAATAGTGATTTATTTTAAGATGAACAACCAAAACATTCAAACTCTGAACTGTCCGGTTTTAATGGTAAACCTTCATTTACATGTTCAAATTTTGGCACTTCTGAGTTAAATTTTATTTTTTCTTTTTTACTTGTGTCCAATGCTAAATGTTTTGCTCCCGTTGATATTGCCTTTGTTCTTACATAATAACAAAGGGTTTTTAAACCTTTTTCCCAAGAATGGAAATGTGATGAGGTAATTTTAGATAACGTGGGACTTGACATATAAATGTTCATTGATTGTGATTGATCAATAAACGGAGCTCTATCCGCCGCCATATTAATTAATTCTTTTTGGGATATTTCCCAAATTGTTTTGTATTTCGGTATTAAATGTTCAATTCTTTTAACTTTTTTATTATAATTTTTGTCATCAGGATCTAGATAGTTATTAAAATTAATATTTTTAATTGATCCTTCATTCATAATAATTTCATTTTTTAAATCTTCAGACCATATCCCAATTTTTTCAAAATCAGTAATTAAGTATTTGTTTACAATCATTATTTCACCACCCACAACTCGTCGATTAAATAATGCGGAATGTGCGGGTTCTGTCATTTCAAATGAACCTGTAATCTTAGCTGAAGACGCTACAGGCATTTGTGCGGTAAATAATGAATTACATACACCATACTGTTTTACATCATCTTTTAATGTGTTCCAATCCCAATATCCCGATAAATTATCGTCAGTTAATCCCCACATGTCAAATTGAAATATTCTTTTCGACATTGGTGATCCTTTAAAGAATTTATATGGTTTATATTTATTTTTTTTACATAAATCATTACTCTCGTATATTGCACCATAATATATCGTTTCAAAGATTTGTTTGTTTAATAATTTTGCTTCTTCTTCAGTAAAAATCAAATCAAGTAAATAAAAAACATCTGCCAAACCTTGTGTTCCAATAGCAATTGATCTTTGTTCTAACCCCCCTTTCAATCCTTTTTTAGTTGAGTAACTATTTATATCGATAACTTTGTTTAAAGTTCTCACAACTTTTCTAACTTCATTAAATAATAATTGAAAATCAAATTTATTTCCAATAATAAAGTTTTTAAGTACAATAGACGATAGAGTACAAATTGCGGTAGTTTCTTCATCCGTATACTGATATATCTCATTACAAAGATTAGATTGTTTAATTACTCCAATATTTTGATGATTAGTTTTTCTGTTTGCATTATCTTTGGAACATAGATAAGGAATTCCAGTTTCAATTTGTGATTCGATTATTTTAGACCATATATCTTGAGCTTTAACTTTCTTACCTAGACCTAAAGAAACTGCTTTATTATAATTTTCTTCATATTCATCACCAAATGATTCTTGTAATGGTTTAATCCCCGCTTTAATTATATCGTTAGGACATAACAAATACCAATCTTCATTATTTTTAACTGATCTCATAAAGTTGTCAGGAATCCAAAGTGCTGTAAATAAATCACGAGCTCTTAATTCTTCAGCACCAGTATTTTTTTTAATTTCCAATAAATCTATAATATCTTTATGCCAAGGTTCCAAATAAATTGCTGCGGATCCAGGTCTACGACCTTGTTGGTTAAAAAACCTTAATGATTCGTTAACAATTTTTAAATACTTTAACAATCCACCCGAGTGTCCTCCTGATGTAGATATTCTACTTTCCTTACTTCTAATGTTAGACATAGATAATCCAATTCCTGCGGCATCTGAAGAGTAAGTTGAGATATCGTTTAATGTGTCTAGTAATCCTTGTCTTGAATCCGAATTATTATAATGTAAAACACAAGAAGCTAATTGAGGTGTTTTTGTTCCAGAATTAATCATTATTGGTGTTGCTTTAGAAATAAGTTGATTTGACAATGATTTGTAGTACTCAATTGCGTCTTCAAAAGTATCGGTAACCCATAAAGCAACTCTCATATACATATGTTGGGGTCTTTCAATTACTTTGCCTTTTGGTGTCTTTAATAAGTACATTTCTTGTAATGAACGCCAAGCAAAATAATCAAAATTATAATCGTTATTATGATTTATAACTTCATCAATTTTTTTTTCTCCATATTTTTGAATTGTTTCCACTAACACATCATTAATAATTCCATATGAATATAAATCTGAAATTGTTTCTGAAAAACTTGGGTTAGTTTCTTTATGGTATGAAGAAATTGCAACTGAAGATGCTAATCTTGAGTAATCATGATGACTTCCAGTATAAGACGCAGCTATCTCATAAATTAATTTATCCAATTCTTTTGTTGTTATATCCCCTTCAGTTGGTACTGAAGTGATAACCTTGATAAAAATCTCGTCTGAATTAACACTCAAACCTTTTGCAGATCTTTTAACACGATTGTAAATTTTTTGTGGGTTAAATGTTGCATTATCCCCATCTCTTTTTATTATTTTAAGTGACATAGTATTTTTTTAATTTTTAAAAATCTTCTTCAAACGTAATTTTTTCATTTAATTTTGCTTTTTGATATTCCATTGTTCTTGACTCAAAGAAATTACCTTTTGTTTCAACAGCAATTTGTTCCATAAATTTAAATGGTTGGTCAACGTTAAATTCTTTATTACAACCAAATTTTACCAAAAGACCATCCACAACAAATTCCAAATATTGTTTCATTAAATTTGAGTTCATCCCAATCAATGAAACTGGTAAGGATTCAGTAATAAATTCTTTTTCAATCTCAAGTGCGGATAATAAAATTTCTTTAATTCTTTTTTCTGATGGTTTATTTTCACAATGGTTATTTAACAAATGGATTGCAAAATCACAATGTAGATTTTCATCTTTAAAAATTAAAGAATTAGCGTTACATAATCCTTGCATAATTCCTCTTGACTTTAACCAAAAAATAGAACAGAATGATCCTGAAAAGAATATTCCTTCAACTGCAGCAAAAGCAATTAACCTTTCTTGGAAAGATGAATTATCAATCCAGTTTAACGCCCATTTTGCTTTCTTCTGTACCGCAGGTAGTCTATCAATCGCATTAAAACATTCGTCTTTTTCTTTAGTATCACTAATATATGTGTCAATTAATAATGAATACATCAATGAGTGAATGTTTTCCATTGCTAATTGGAATCCGTAAAAGAATTTTGCTTCAGGATATTGTACCTCACGATAAAAATTTTCCGCTAAGTTTTCATTAACAATACCATCAGATGCCGCAAAAAATGATAATAAATTTTTAACAAAGTATTTTTCATTATCCGTTAGTTTTTCCCAATCACGAATATCATTTGTTAAATCTACTTCTTCTGCCGTCCAAAATGCTGCTTGATGTTGTTTATAAAATTCCCATATGTCATTATGTTCAATTGGGAATATGACGAATCTTGAGGGGTTTTCAATTAATATTTTTTCCATTTTATTTAATTATTTTGTCTTTCTTGTCTTTTTTCTAATAATTCTATTACTCTTAGTCTTTGTCTTTCTTCTTGTTTTTCTTCTAAACCTAAGAAAGTCATAGAACTCTCGGTGTCAATGTCTAACATTGCATTATCAAATTTACAATTTTCAAATATTACACCGTCATCACCAACCCTTGATTTTGTAATTGCTATTGTTGCTAATTTCATCTCTTTCTGTTGAAGTGTTTTCGCAACCGTAATAATAACGTGACCAACTTGTGCCTTTTTAATCGATCCGCCCATTTGATCAGTTGTTACAACCTCAGAAGAAATAGAACTTCTATTACCTTGTGTTGCAGTCCATCCAACTAAATTAAGTTCATGACACATAGATTCAAACCCTCTCATAACAGAACCTTCGCTTTTCCATTCATCACCCAAATTTTTTTCAGGAACAACACAGTCAATATAATCTAATAATACCATATCAATCTTTGTTCCTTCAGCAACCATTTTTCTAATTTGATTTTTAATTTGTAAAATAGTTACAGTGTCAGAAGGTAATTTATTCATTATTAACTTATTTGGCATTGACTCTTCAATATTTTTAACTTTTTCTATTACCTCATCCCTTTTTTCAGATAATTCGTCAGGATGAATTTTTGTCCAAAGAGTAAAATGTTTTCTTTGAATTACCTTTGGGTTATCTTCAAAAAAGATCTGAAGTACGTTGTTTCCTAAGTTAAATGCGTGGTTAGCAATTTTAGTTAAGATTGTAGATTTACCCACTCCTGTTGGAGCTAAAATAACTCCAATTTCACCTCTAGCTAAACCACCTTTTAATAGTTTATCGATACCCGGAATTCCCATTGGTATTGGATGTCTATAATCATCGTCAAGTACTTGATAAATATTAGAAAAAACATCCATAGCATTAGTATTTTTTTCTCCTACTTGTAATGCTCCTCTAACTAACTCTTCAAGAGTGTCATAATTTTCAAATTCACCTCCATCAATTATTTTTTGAGCTTTAGTCATAACTTTTTGAAGTTCTTGTTGTTTACAGAATTTTAAAGCCTTTTCTTGCACAAAATTAACACCGTCAATAGGTGAATCCTTAATTTTCTTAATTGTGTCCAAAACTATTTTAGACGCAATTTCTTGTTGTAATTCAGATTTAGTAATCTGTTCTAATGTTTCAAATGATGGGGTATGTTCGTATTTTACATAATACTCCTTAATCATTTGAACAATTATTTTAAAGTATTTATTTTCAAAATAATTGTTCTCTATTACATCAATAATTGACTGTGAAAAGTCTTTATCTAATATAATTTGGTTTAATAATTGTAATTGAAATACATTACCTAAGTACTCGAAGTTTTTGTTTGTCGCCATATTTTTTGTTTTGTTAGTAATGATAAATACTATTGGTTTTGGTTAAAATTCGGGTAATAATAATTAAAATTTTTACCTGAAAAAATGTCAGTAAGATCGTTAAGTACACTTTTTAATTGTGGTCGTAGATCTACTGTATACCTTATTTTTGGCGGGTAGTGTTTTGCATTAAATGTTCTCTGACATATTGTCATATCACCAATTTTAACATAAACATTAAAATTTTCAGGTCCATCAGTAATTGATGTGTTTAACATATCAGGATTTACACCTATTTCGTATTGGTTATCTAACATATAGATAACACTCCTCATTTTTAAATTATTTTTTAATTTATCCGTAAATAAACGAAAATAATCATAAAATTCAACTGATTTGTGGGCGTTTTTGTTTAAACCTTTCACATTAAAAAATCTTTGTACGACAATATTGTCATTACACATTAATAAAAATTCTACTTTTGTTACATCTTGATCTTTCATACTTTTTTTTTAATTTTTGTTTCTAAATTTTGTTTTTTCTTTTCTTGATAATTTTAAAAATGGTTTTAAAAAATTAATCCATGCATCATCTCCTTTTGGGAGGTACCTGAAGAACCCGTCGGCCATCATCATTCTAATTAGGTTTCTATGTCCTCTTCCATCGGGATCCATTGACTCAGAGTAATATTCTCTAACCATTTTTTTACCCTCTTCATCAATTAAAGGTTCTGATAAATCTACGAGTATTTTATTGATTCTAAAAAAATCATCACCCATAATACCTTCTTTTGTTTTTCCAATGATTAAATTTCCTAAAACAACATTTTTTTGTTGTTCTTTTAATAGTTGTTCACCTTTTGTTAAAATATCGGTTAAATATATCTTCGAATCAAGTATTTCAGGAAAAAATTTAATTAAAGTTTTTTCACCCATTAAACTTATTCCATCAATATTATCCGAAGTATCACCAGCAAGTATCTTAAATGTCATAACATTATAATGAGGAATCGAACAATTTTTAAATTTAATGTTGTCACCAAATTTATAATACGACTTTAAGTTTGGTGAATAAATTAATACCTTTTCTGAAATTAATTGAGTTAAGTCTTTATCACTTGAGAATATCGTTTTCTCTTCATCTAAAGAGATTTGACAGTAATAAGCAATAAGATCATCAGCTTCAGAATTTTCAACTTCTAATTGTCTAATAAACATCTCTTCAAGATATTGCTTAACCCTTGTTTTTTGTTTGTTAAATGAATCTGTCTTCTCCACATCATTAGGAGAAGATTTACGATTCATCTTATATTTTGGATATATTAATTTTCTTTGGGATAAGTTTGTATCGCTATCCCAAAAGACCATAACTTTATTAAAATTAGTTTCTTCTAAAAATTTACGAATTGTGTTAATAAAATGCCAAGTTCCACCAATGTGTTCCCCATTATTATAAAAATCCTTAACTCCGTGAAATCCTATTTTTAATAAATTGTTACCATCAACAATTAATGTTTTGACCATTTAAATTTTTTAAGTCGTTTGAAAATACTTTTTACTCGTCGGAGTCATCGTCATATTCGGCTAAAGAATAATCTGAATACCCTAATTTTGTTTCCCAATAATCTGAATAGTCTTTCTTATAGTTATCCAAAGATTCTTTTGTGTCTGCAATATAACCTTGTGGTACTGCAATTATCTTACCATCTTTATACCCAAGACCATTAACGTGATTCTTTAATATTGAAATCTTTGTTCTAATAGCAAAAGATACTTTTCTACCATTCTTAGTTGCATCAATGTGACTAATACCTGCCTTTTTCTGATTA